GGGCACAAACATCGACAATCACTTTGGCACAGGGCGCAACAATTACTCTGAACCAAGGCGATGTGATTCAGATCGCAGGTGTTTACGCTGTCAACCCACAGAACCGTCAAGCCTACGGCACGAACAAGCTACGTAACTTTGTTGTTACAAGCACCGTAACAGGCACAGGTTCGGGCACAATGTCGGTAACTGTTAGCCCCGCTATCATTACCGCAGGTCAGTTCCAAAACGTTTCTGTTGCTACTACATCATCGACTGCTACTGTCACGCCTTTCTCGGCTGGCGTATCGGGCGCAGGTGTTGTATCGCCACAGAACATTATCATGCACCGCAACGCATTTACGCTTGCTTGTGCTGATTTGGAATTGCCCGAAGGTGTGCATTTCGCTGGTCGTGCCTCCGATAAGGAAATCGGCCTTTCCATGCGTGTTGTTCGTCAATACACCATCAACAACGATTCGATCCCGACTCGTCTAGATGTGTTGTACGGATGGGCTCCACTCTACCCTGAACTCGCTTGCCGTGTGGCAGCTTAATTAGGAGGACGAAATCATGTCTAACCCAGGCCCAGCAAGTACCCAAACCTACCACTATTTGTTTAATGGCGATTCTACCGATGGCGTTCAAATCGGTGGTTCGGCAACAAACTTGGTTGGTTTCTACGGTGCAACTCCCGTTGTTCAAGCCGCAGCAATTACTACCATTGCAACAAACGCAACTGGTACAGCAATTTCTGTAGCCGTAAACAGCGTTATCGCAGCACTAAAAAACGTTGGCTTAACAGCCTAATGTTGCAGTAATAAGCCCGCCCCCTAAAAAGGGCGGGTTTTTTCTATGGGGGATGAATGAACGTAACGATTGCTATACCTGCATACACAGGCAAAATCTGTATGGGCACAATGCGATCCCTGATCAATGATTTAATGCTTTTGGTTGATCGTGGCGATACTTTTACACTAGTGGATAATATTGGCAGCGCATATATAGCGGATTGCCGTGGCGCAATAGCTACAAATTTCTACTATTCCGACTCCGATTGCTTAGTTTTTATAGATGATGATGTTGCTTGGCAATCAGGCGCATTGCTCAAACTAATTGATCATCCTGTAGATTTGGTAGGCGGAATATACCCATATCGGGTTGATAATCTGAATTTCCCCGTTAAATACCTAGATAAACCTGAATTATGGGCTGATCCCGATACAGGATTATTGGAAGTGGCTTGTTTGCCCACAGGATTTATGAAAATCAGCCGAAATTGCATCAATAAAATGGTTGAGGCATATCCCCAACGGTATTATCACGATGCCGCTAAAGATGAACTTTTTTATGATTTATTTGGGCACATCGTAATTGATGACAAAAAATATGGCGAGGACTATAGTTTCTGTATGCGATGGGCTAAAATTGGCGGTAAAGTATGGTGTGATCCTGAGATAGCGATGGCTCACATTGGCTTAAAAGTTTTTAAAGGTCATTTAGGTAATTGGCTAAGAAATCGGTCTTAAAGGAAAGACAATGACAAACACATCTGTAATCCGCTTAAATGGTCGCACTTATGTGCTGTCATTAACTACAAGCGCATCCGCCGCACTTTTGATTACACCACAAGCAAACGATCAAACCAACTATGTGCATTTGCTAAACACAGGCACAGGTGTTGCTGCGATTGAATTGTCGAGCGGTGCAACATTTATTGATCCGGCAATTGCAGCATCGGGCAGCGCAGGTTCGTATGTATTGCCCGCTGCAATGAATTATCCATTGGTTATCGCCGCCCCTGCTGGCCCTTTTTACATCAAAGGCATTAGTTCAGGTACTAACGTTCTCTATATTACCCCTGCACTCGCTGATTAAGGGCGATTTATGGCTAACGATACAGCCAAAACCAATACGATAAATATCGTTCCGGTTCAGGGCATATTTAACGAGGATCATTCTCTTGTTACATTAATTGGCCCTGCGGGAACGCCATTTGATGCCAATATTGATCCTAATCAATCAGGGCTAAACATTACCGCTAGTACGATTAATAGTACGGTAATTGGTGGCTCTGTGCCCGCTGCGGGTACGTTTACTAATATCAGCACCACAACAGGTCAAATTAGTACAACGCCTAACGCATCAACGGATATTGCAAACAAATATTACGTTGATTCTGTCGCACAAGGGTTAAACCTAAAAGCCTCTTGCTTAGTAGCAACAACGGCTAACTTGGCATCGTTGTCAGGGTTGCTAACGATTGATGGCGTAACGGTTGCGGCGGGTGATCGGGTATTGGTCAAGAATCAAACTCTATCGCAAAACAACGGCATTTATGTTGCAGCATCGGGTGCGTGGGCTAGATCGTCCGATATGGATACATGGGCGGAAGTGCCTAGCGCATTTACGTTTATCCAACAGGGATCGACTCAAGCCGACACGGGTTGGGTTTGTATCAGCGATGCGGGCGGTACATTAGGCACAACGCCTATCACATGGACGCAATTTGGCTCTGCGGGTAATTACATTGCGGGCGATGGTCTTGCGCTGACAGGCAATACATTCTCTGTACTGGCTAACGGTACAACGCTGAATGTATCGTCAAGCGGCGTTAAGATTTCCGATACTTACCCAGGGCAAACAAGCATTACAACGCTTGGAACGATTACCACAGGCATATGGAACGGCACAACGATTGCCATTGCAAATGGCGGCACAGGTGCTACAGATGCCACTACAGCCCGTTCTAACTTAAGTGCAGCCAAAAGCGGTGCTAACTCTGACATTACATCAATGTCGGGGCTTACAGGATCAATTAGCAGCCCAACTTACATTCAGATGGGCAGCGGATCAGGCACTACATTAGCAGCCGGACGCTTATGGTATGACCAAACAACGGGTTCATTGAACGCAGGGATGGGTGGTGGCAACATCACTCAGCAAATCGGCGAAGAATTGTTTGTGTATGGCAAGGCATCGGCAGCAATTACTGATTCGCCTTTGCAAGCCGTTGTAAAGACGGGCACGGTAGGTTCAAGCGGCGTTATTACATTTGCTCCGGCTACTGCGGGGATTACTCATGCCGATGTGTTTATCGGTATGGCTACAGAAAACATTGCTACTAACGGATTTGGTCGTATTACATCGTATGGTGTGATACATGGCATTACAACAAACGGTGCTGCATACGGCGAAACATGGGCAGATAACGATGATATTTGGTACAACCCGACAACAGGCGGATTAACCAAAACCGAACCCGTTGCGCCTGGCATCAAAGTTAAATTGGGTACTGTTATTAGTGCCGGAAGCGGCGGATCAGGATCATTTCAAGTATTGATCAATTTAGGATCAACGCTTGGTGGCACGGATTCAAACGTTCAATTTGGCACACTTGCTAACAATGATCTAATTCAATATTACGCAGCGGGCGGCTATTGGCGCAACATTGCACCTAGTTCGGTTACAGGCGTAGGATCGGTTGCTAACGCTGTTACGTTTAACAATAGCGGTACAGGTGATGCATCCGGTGCTACGTTTAACGGAAGTGCTGCCAAAACTGTGTCTTACAACACATTAGGCGCACCTAAAGCAGACGGTACAGGTGCAAGCGGTACTTGGAGCATTAGCATTAGCGGCAATGCTGCAACTGCAACAACCGCAACAAGTGCAACAAGCGCAACAAGCGCAACAACTGCTACTAATTTAGCGGGCGGAGGTGCGGGTTATGTTCCATATCAGTCCGGATCAGGTGCTACTAGTTTTGTTGCTGCTGGCACTATTGGTTATGTGCTAACTTCAAACGGTACAAGTGCCCCAACATGGCAAGCGGCTGCGGGCGGTGTATCTTTTTCGGACGATACCACTACTAACAGCACACGCTATCCCTTGTTTTCCACAACAACAAGCGGATCAGCATCAACGATTTACACAAGTTCGACTAAATATCAATACAACCCAAGCACAGGCGTTTTAACCGCCACAGGGTTTAGCGGATCGGGCGCATCGTTAACATCGTTGAGCGCATCCAACATATCAGCGGGAACGCTTGGTGTAGCGTATGGTGGTTTAGGTATTACGACAACGCCATCAAACGGCTATATCCCGATTGGCAATGGCACAAACTATACTGCGGCTGCAATTACTGCGGGCACAGGCATTACTGTTACAAACGGTGCGGGATCGATCACAATTGCGTCAACAGCTACAGGCGCAACAATTAGTGACGATACGACAACAAACGGCACTAGGTACATTAACTTTACGGCTGCAACGAGCGGGTCGTTAAGCACAATTTATACATCATCAACAAAGTTAAGCTACAACCCGTCAACGGGTGCACTTAGTTCTCCAAGCGTAATTGGCACAACTTCAGTCACAACGCCTTTGTTGCAATCATCTGCTAGTAATTTAGCAATTACGGCATCAACCGGAGTTGTTGATGCAAGCAATAATACGTTGGGGTTAAGAATCCCGATTGGCACTACTGCACAACGAGACCCATCACCTACAAACGGTGAAATAAGAATGAATACCACAACAGGTTTTCCTGAGTGGTATAGCACAGCATCGTCCGCTTGGGTTGCTTTCAACCAAGGTTTGCCTTATACAATTTCTTATTTAGTTGTTGCAGGTGGTGGCGGAGGCGGAGGCACATTTTCGGGCAACTCCGCATCCGGTGGTGGCGGTGCAGGTGGTTTGCTTGCGGGCACAACGCAATTAGCTACATCAACAACTTATGTCATTACCGTTGGTGCAGGTGGATCGGGCGGTACAAACGCAAGTTCCGGTGGCGGGCCAAGCCCAGGTTCAAATTCAAACCTTGGCTCTCTTGTTGCTGCGACAGGCGGTGGCGGAGGCGCAAGTACATTTGTTGGCGCAACGTCCGGAGGTTCGGGCGGCGGCGGGCGGTCAGGCGGAAGCGGTGCGAGTGGAACATCAGGCCAAGGTTATGCGGGCGGCGGTAGCGCAAACCAAG